CCATGTTGATGTAGATTTAAATGTAAAGATTGTTTGAGTTGGGGCTGTATAAGAAAGAATAACTATGCCGCTGCCGCCAGCAGCACCTATTGATGATGGGGAATTAGAACCTCCACCACCACCGCCACCAGTATTTGCAGTACCTGCCGTACCGTTTGATGTTCCGCTACCACTTCCTGAAGCACCACCACCACCTGTTCCAGCAGCACCAGCAGTAGTTCCACCCCAACCGCCCCCGCCACCAGCATAAGTAACGCTTGAACCGCTAATAGTGCTTGCTGTTCCAGCACCACCAGCTCCACCGCTTGCACCCGAAGCATTACTTCCAACAGAACTAGCGCCACCACCTCCACCTGATGCGCCAGTAGGAAACGCATTATTATTGGCGGTCCCACCAGTACTTCCTTGTGATGGACTTACAGAAGGAGTATTCCCAGCGCCGCCAGAACCACCAGCAGGGGTTATGTTTGAGTTAGCTCCACCACCTCCTGAACCACCAGCACCACCAGAATTTGTATTAAACCCACCATACCCGCCACCAGCAGAAGTAATTGTGCTAAATGTTGATGAACTTCCAGCATTACCATTAGCATTACCTACTTGCGCTCCACCAGCACCAACGGTAATAGTATAGTCAGTTCCAGCAGTTACACTTAATCCTGTGCCAGTACGAAAACCTCCAGCACCACCACCACCACCAACTGTACCACCGCCCGAAGCACCACCGGCAACCACAAGATAATCAACAGCAGTCACGCCAGCCGGAGCAGTCCACGTTCCAGACGCAAGAAAACGCTGGACTACTGTGTAACCACTAGCACCCCTAGCTAATAAGGCTTGAAGTATTCCGCTCATTAGGTCAATCCCGATCCCGAAATGATCCAAGTTGTTGAAGTCATCTTGATTGCAGTTGCAATGCCATATTGAGCTAATGATCTGCTGCCTGTAGTACCAGCGCTAGACAAATACAACGTATCACTTGTGATTGCAATCGTAACCACTTGGCTAGTCATATTAATAAACGTAATAGCTGTACCTGTTGGATAAGCTACGTTTGCATTGGAATCAATCGTAAATGTTCGTGCATTTGCATCCGTTGATGGATGGAATATAACTTTGCCTGAATCAGCTAAAACAGTTGTATAAGCAGCACTTTGGCTGTTAATAGGAATATTTCTAAAGCCTACAGAGTTGGTTCCGTCAACCGTACAACCGGACAGAGTTCCCGACGAAGGAGTTCCCAAAACCGGAGTTACAAGGGTTGGAGAAGTAGCCAATACAACGCTGCCTGATCCTGTAGTGGCTGCAAGCATAGTCGTTGTGACTGTGCCTGTATCGCCTGTAGTGACTACAGTACCTGCAACCGCTGGCACGTTTAAGTTAAATGTAGATGCGGTATTCGGGCCAACGAGATTAACTTGACCGCCCAAAGCCGCTTGAAAAACTAATTGGCCCATGTCATTCCTTTAAGGAGCAATAATAAGTTGTGAAGCGGTCAACGCTCCGGTACTAGGGTTGTATTTCAACTTGGTAGATGAAACATACTCTGTTGTTAAATTACCAGTTGTTTGATTTGCAAACAAAATATATCGAGCTGCGTTAGTCGTTGTATCGTCAGTCACCGTAGCGTAAGCCGTTGGAGTTGACCACGTTGGAGTACCCGAACCCGCGCTTGTTAATACTTGCCCAGAAGTACCAGCAGCAGTAAACGCATAAGCAGTACCAGTACCATAGGCAATAGCACCAGCAGTAGGAGTCGCCGTTCCATTTGTACCCCCGCGACTAATCGCTATCGTTGCACCGTTCCAAGTAGCCGAAGTAATAGAACCTGGATAATCAAGCGTATTTGTTGACCAAGATGTATTAGAAGGCGATTGATCGTGCCTATCCCATGTTCCTGCCGCAGTAGCGTTATCTAGCAAAACTATCGTTGTATAACCACCCGAAGGAACCGAAGCCACTAAAGTTCCAGAGTTGTTATTAACAGTTACTGCGCCGCTGCTTTGATTGTTGTTAAACGAAAAAATTGGGCCTTTGGGCAGCGTCGTAGCGTCTGGCAACTTAATTACTTGACCGCCAGAACCAGTAACTACATAAACTGGAGATGATGCAGCCGTTAAATTGATTTGTGTGCCCGATGCGGCAACACTTGTAAAACCAGCAAAAAAAGCATTTGCAGTTACGTTTTGATTTGCATCACGCAAAACCACGCTGCTTGCACCGCTTGAAGTTGTAACGCCTGTACCGCCATTCGCAACATTTAACGTACCAGCTAAAGTAACTGCGCCAGTTGTAGCCGTTGAAGGTGTAAAACCTGTGGTTCCCGCACTAAACGACGATACAGTCGTTGGAATAGCCGCCCAACTTGCTGTCGTTCCATTACTTGTCAGAACATAGCCGTTTGTGCCAATTCCTAATCGTGTTGCGCTATTTGCACCATTGCCAAGAATTAAATCACCAGCCGTAGTAATTGGTGACAACGCATTAAATGCAGCCGTTGCAGTAGTTTGACCTGTGCCACCGTTTGCAATAGGCAAAGTGCCTGTTACACCAGTAGTTAAAGGCAATCCTGTGGCGTTTGTAAGCGCACCAGAGCTAGGAGTACCCAAAGCACCACCGTTGACTACAAATGCCCCTGATGAGCCTGTATTGACCGCTAAAGCCGTTGCTACGCCAGTACCTAAGCCAGTAATTGATCCAACCGCAGGAGTAATTGTCGTGTTAGATGCGCTAGTAAGCTGGCCTTGCGCGTTTACTGTAAATGTTCCTACTTGAGTTGCAGAGCCGTAATTAGTAGCCGATACGCCAGTATTTGTAATGCTGAACTGATTTGCAGCTAATGTCAGACCTGTGCCAGCGGTATATACGCTTGCAACGCTAAAGTTTGACCAATTAATCGCAGTAGTGCCAAGAGTTCCACCTGGCTGTGCTGACGAATACCACGCCGATCCAGCTTGACTGCCGGACTCAACAAACGTAATCGCACCAACGTATTCATTCCATGTATCAGCGTCTAATGCGCGAGTCCATGCACCAGAAGCAGCCAAATAAATGCCATTATCTTGCGCTGCGGTCTGATTTTTAACTAAAACACGCTCACCAGCAGTCAAAGTTATTGTGTCAACCGTCAACAAACCCGACAAACTGGTTAAATTTGCAGTAGTTGCAACGCGAACAGCTTGTTTCCAAGTTAATCCTGTTGCGATAAAGTCAACATAAGCCTTGTTTACTATGTCATTGCTGCCTGTTGGCGTAGCCGATACAGTTCCTGACGTAAAAGCCGCTGTAGAAGGGCTGTAAAGACCAATAGGAGAGCTATCAATCGTGCTATTCGTAATAGTCAACCCAGACTGACTAGGATTGATATTAGGATAGAAGAAACTACCGGCAGGGCCGACCAAAGTCACCAACGAATAAGTAGGCGCAGGATTAAATATTCCTTGAACCGGTACTATATTCGTGGTGCTTTGCGTTGAAACGTCATTAGACATAACAAGTCCTAGCTTTGATCTGCCATCGGAGTAACGTAAATATTACCTGTGTTTGCACCGCTAGAAATAGCCGTAATCGAAAACGAGTTAGGCGGCACAGCTACAACCATTGGCGCAGTCATTGAAACACCCAGGACTATGCTATTCGTTGTTCCTGAACTTGGCAAAGTAGCCGCAGGAGCAGACGTAGGAGTAATCGTCACACCAACAGGAAAGTTGTTTGTATTTAACAAACCTGCATAGTTGATCTGATCTCTACCAATAGGCGTAACAGTTAAAGCCGTGGATGATGCAGAAGTCACGGCAATAACTGTAGTCGGGCCATTTACTCTAAAAACGCTAGTATTAGCCATTTTTTACCCCTTAAACCGCTGTTACAGGTGCTGGGCCTTCAAGACGAACAACTTGAATTGTGTAAACACCCGATGAAGGAGTTGCAGCAGCCGCACCTACATTACCAAACTGAATTGACAACACATTTGCAGCCAAACAATCAGCTTCAGCAATAATAATATTAGCTGTTTGATTACCGTTATAGCCAACAACTTGAACAATGTCAGTTGCTTGCAAGCCAGGCAAAGAAAACGTCTGCAATGCAGTAACGCCATTGGTTACAGATGCAGGTGTAATGCTAGGCTGGATATAGAAAGTTTCGTGCGAATTACCGCGAGTAACCGTGGTGCTGGACATGATTTATCCTTTCAAAAATTTTACTAATTATAGGCTTTCATGCGAAAAAAGCCACCCCTTGTGAGGATGGCTTATTCCGTTTTTAGCCAATTAATAATTAGCTGTAAGTAGCAAAGTCATAGCCGTAAATGTACACGTCCATTGTTGCAGCAGCACCTTGTGCTGTGCCTACGTTGATGTACAAATACTGACCTGTGTTGATAGCTGTAGAAGCAACTGTACGCTGGCTAACAACTGTCGAACCTGTTAAGGCTGACAGAGCTGCGTTAGATACGATTGCGCCACTTGCGCCTGGAGCAGTAAACACACCAGCGGCTGCAGTAGTTAAGCTAGTTGAAGCATTAGTAAAAACTACGTTAGCAACTGACCAGTTTGCTGAGTTAGCAATATTTAATACTGCTACGTCGCCTGTTGCGTTTACGTTTACACCGGTAGCCACAGCCAACAGACGAACTGCCTGATTCGACAGTACATTCTGTGGGTGGATCGTTACGGTACTTGCTGGGCCTGGATTCGCCATAATATATATCTCCTAAATTAAGCTGCAACGCGGCAAGCGAGTTCTTGGTACAAAGGTGCCCAGCCGTACAGAACATCAAGTCTTGTCGGAATACTATCGTTATTAATCGTATACTGCCTAACGACACGTAAGCTTAGACCGATTTCCTTATCGCTTGCACGACCAGCAAAGTGAACGCCTTCTGGCAACTCAAGATCAGCAACTGCAAGCGTGAACGCATTGCGATGCATGATAATGTTTTGCGGAGAAACTGTACCTGTGCTATTGAACTGAGTAATTGCAGCAGTCGATGAAGTTGTTGGGATCGATACGTTCTGGAACTGACCTGAAGTGATGATAGCAGGAGAAACAGTTACCGAAACCGACGAACCAGAAGCAATAGCAGCAGTCGACTTAACTACGAATGAACGCAGTTTGTTCGAGCCGTAAGCTTGACGGTTTTGTGGGTTGACTGCATACACACCAGCAATCGTGAATGTATCGCCAGCGTTCAGATTCAATGTACCGGTGTTAGCAGCTGTCACAGTAATTGTTGACGATGATGCCCAACCAGAAGTCAGAAAACCTGTTGCAGTTGTTGTGTTAACAGAAGCAGTAACAGTAGTTGTGCTGTTGTTACCAAATGTCTGACTGACAATATTTTGGTCGAGTTTCCAATTCATCCCACCGCTGTCGCGACCCATAAGTCCTTTTCTATACTGGGCAGTAATCGCTTCTTGAGGCACAAACAAACCCTTCAAGCTGTCAACGATAGTTGCAGATGTAAACGGCTCAACGATACATGAACGACGACCATCGCGTGGTGCGCCTTCAGAATCCAGATACGCTTGACCTGTCAGATATGTGATCAGACCAGTTGGAGGTGTACCAGCTGTGCCGACGATGTTAGCTGTCTGAGCAGTAGCCATAACCAAACCATCGCGGTCAATCTTGTTAGCAATAGCTGCAACAGCAGGTTTTAGAACACGGTCGCTGAACATATCCAACGACAGAGCCAAGTCCTGAGTTGTGAACTGAGTGTCAACGTGGAACTGTGTACCCAAAGTAACAGGTACAGAAGTCTCGTTAAAATCTTCAACGTTCAGAGCAGGGCCTGTAGTACCTAGGAAGCGTCCAGGACGCCTTATATTCACGGTGTTACCGATCTTTGCACCAATGACAGCGAATTGATCGTCATAGTTACGGTCTACTTCTGAGGTGAACGTAAGTTCGTTCTCTAAGACCATTAGAGCCTCATTAGTAATTTTTGAAATAGTCAAAAGTTGATTTGCCACTTTAGCAACTCCTTAAAAAAAATTTATTTAGCTACCGAATCTTCCCTGACTTACGCATTTCTTTCCATTGCTGGATAGTGCCGGTAAATTCGCCCTTATCATTGATTGGCGTATCTATCGAACCAGAAGTGCCCTTTATCGGGTTAATCGGTGGCGGTGCTTTACTCTTTCTTACCGCAACAGCTTTTTCCTCAGACGGAGTGTATTTCGACTCCAACTTGCCCAACTCTTTCAAAGCTTGAGGCAGCGGCATTCCAGCAAACTTCTTAGCGAAATCTTCGTTCTCAGCCAAGTGATACAAGATTCTTGGCCCAACGTCGCTTTCCAAAATTGCGTCTCGTATAACGTCGTGTATTACAACGTCAGACGAAGCGATCATTTCGTCGTAGTCTGGTAGCTCTTGTTTAGCCTCATTTATGCGCTCAGTCCAAGTCGATAAGACTTTCTGCTGCGCTTCTTGAGCCTTAACTTGAGCCTCAGCTTGCTTTTCAGCCTGAATCATCCGTTTAGCTTCATACTTAGCTAGGTCTCTAGCATAGTCAAAAGCGTCCTGATAATCGCCTGGCTGTGGTTCATCAGTCTGAACCTGTGCTTGCTGTGGCTGCTGCTCCAATGCTTTTAAACGTGCCTCTAAAGCTTCGCGCTGCTCACGTTCTTTTGCTGCTTCTTGTCTCGCAGCATCACGGGCCTTGCTTAACTCAGAAAACCGCTTTTCAAGCTTTGGGTTTTGCTTCTTCGGTGGTTCTGTTGCTTCCGCTTCCGTCTTAGCTTCAGGTTCACTCTGGCTTTCCTCTTGGACTGGCTCCGCAGGACTTTCGTCAACTTCGGCCTCAGTCGGGGCAGGGTCAGCTAAACCTAACTTATTTGCATAAAACTCAGCTGAATTTTCACTAGTTAATACATTTGCTACTTCTTTAACTTCTGACATGAGTTTCCTCAAGAATTTACCCAGTTTGCCTAACTGGTAAGGTTTTGCTAATAATAATCCTGCTTAATCTATTGTGCAACTTGTTGTTGTTGAATTAATGGATTTTGACCTTGCTCAATATCAGCAACCGCTTGCCCCATTGACTGTGCTTGCTCCGCATTTCTGCGATCAATCTCTAAATTCAAGCGATTTGTGTCCATGTGATGCAATAACAATTCGACAATAGCCTCAATCTCTGTTTTATTCTGGCTAGTAATAGCGCGAGTATTTTGGTCATTGACCTTAACCTCAGCCATAGTCTCAGTATTGTGAGCCTTAGCAGTTTGACGCAACAATTCACGTTTAGTCTCGCTATCCTGCTTGACCTGCTCAACGTCTGAGCGGTATTTCATAGCCATTTGCATAGCTTGCATTTCCTGCTGCATTTGTTGCACTTGCGCCTGAGCCTGTTTCAGCTGCATTTGTACCTGCGGCGGTATCTTGGAATGATCGTCAATCTGGGCCAGCGGATTAAGCGTAGCCAATCGATCAGCAATAGTTTCAGCACCAGGGAAGTCCATGTTACGGAACCACAAGTCGCCAATCTTATCCATCAACGCAGGGTCTGCCCCTAATATCGGAGTCATAGCCTCGACAGCTTCTTGACGCTTGCTGTTGTAGCCTGGGCCTGTTTCCATCACAACGTCGTATTCGCCAACAGTTACATCGTTTAATACGTTGCCGACCGCATCTTGTTGGTTAATCGTCAACAGTTCTGGCTTGCCATCATCACCAATAATGCGCATGACGCGCTCTGTATCGTAAATCTTTGGAATTAAGTCCAGAATTATCTTGCCAACGTGACAAAGGCTGCGCGTCAGGTTGTCGTAATAATCAAAGTTTGTTAGATCAATTTGCTGTTGCTGACCATTTAACGCCTTGCCTGAAATATTGCCCTGCGGTAGCTGATTTGGGTCAAATATGCCCATGATTGCCTGCATATCGCTGTTCACGCCTTGCGCAGCTGCCATTACACCCGCTGGTGGTGGTTCAGGCTGCAAGCGTGTAGGCGCAGGTGCTGGGCGACCTTCAATGTCAGTCTGCTTATAGCGCAGATAAGACGTAGATTTAATGTTAGCTGCCGCCCAATCGCTCTCATGGCCCTCGTCCTGACCTTCAGCCATAATCCATTTAGCTTTAGGCGCAAGAGCAATAGACTCAGTCAAACTTGTTTGCCAGAAGTTGTACATACGCTGCGGGTCTTTGCCGAAGCGAACCATGCCAAACTTCTTGCGCTTGTCACCAATAATCATGTGGCGACCGTAAACTGGGACTAACGGAATAAATTTACCAGGCAAATCACGTTCTTCAAGAACCTGAACGCCTGTCAGCTTTTTCCACTTAATAACTTTCTTGAAACTATCTCGCTTCGATACTAATGTAATACCTGCGGCATCCATCTCACGCTGGTTTAGTTCATCTTCGTAAACGTGGGAACCATCAGACAATAGGCAAAGCTTGGCTTTCTTACGCGATGTATAGAAGTATTCAGCAAGCCGAATATCTTCTTTCATGATCCATTCGTTCTGACTGTCGCCAGTTCCACGCTGCGACCAATTAGTCTCGTCAGCGTCAGGATACATCTCGCGGAATTTCTCTTTGCTAACTACCGTGGTAATCATCGCTTTCTCAGCGTCTGAACCATCAGGAAGTATGCTATTTGGGTCTAAATAGACTGTGAACGGATTATCTACTGGGTCAATGTAGATTTCTTGGTCGAAAGAATCTTCGCTAACGTAATTAGTATTGATGCGAATAAAACCCCAACCCATGCGCACCGCATAATCAAATGCGTTGTCATAAGCATAATCAGCATTGGAATTTACTTCGATGTGACGAATAATGCCTTGAATTACTTGCGCTTCAGCCGCTTGCTGGCTGGTATTCATTGCATGCACTTTAATGCGGGGACGTTGCTGACGCTGTTGGTTCGTGACCTGCCGACAATATGTGTCTAACTTGTTAATAGTTAAACATGGGCGGGATTCAAGATTGCGGCTGTTTTGTAGCTCGACAGGCCATTGATCGCCATTGACGAACTTTAAATCCTCCAACGCTTCCTGACGGTTCATAGTGTCAGCATCGTTGCAGAACTTTAGAAACTGTTTAGCTTCTTCGATAATTGGATCGTAGTCGCCTTGTTGATTATTTGCCATCATCCCATCCAACTAACAGGGTTGCCAAGTTGCGCAGATACAGGCTTTTGCCTTTGTTTGCGCGGTTCTTGAATCATTAAAC